TAATAGCAGTGATAATATAATTTTTTTCATAATGGATGCGGACCCCAGAGTTGAACTAGGAACTAAGGATTATGAGTCCTTTGTGATACCATTTCACCAATCCGCGGTATAATTTATTTATAATCTTTTTCTGTTAACTTCTCAGAATCTTCATAGTATTCGTTTTTCATAATCGCATCATCAAATTTTTCTTCATCTGTTTTTTTATAATTACGAAAAATAGCATCGTAATTATTATCAAATGTAGCAATTGGAACACTATATGGTCTAGGTTTACTACCCTTGCCACTCATTTATTTTCCCTGACCTCTATATGCTTTGTAAGTTCTCTTTTGAGTCTTATTCATACTTGAGGTTTTTGCTCTGCCGCCCTGTTTGGTGCGCTTTTTAAAGTTGTGTACTGTTTTCATTTTTATCGGTTAGTTGCAGATTCTTCAACATTCTTCATAGAGATGCTTAATGAATCTAACGCTCTTCCATAGTCTAATTTCATACTGTCGGGTAAGTCGCCAATCCAAAGAACTTTAGCAGCATCTACTTCAACTGTATGATTCAATACATATGCAGCATATGGAAATAATGCAAGATTCAATTCCCCGTCTTTGCCAGGTGCAACCTGTAACATAAAAGGTTTAACAAGTTTAATACTTGAAATATCCATTGACATCTCAGCAATAACTTCTTCACCTGTCATTAATTTTACAATTTTAATCATTTTAATTCTCCGTTATAATATGTCTTATTATAACATCTTTCATATAGAAAACATATTATAATAAGGTGTTTTGGACAACTAGGGCCGAAGCCCTAGTGTTTTTATGAACCAATCGAAGGATGCTTGTTCCTACGTGTGGCCAACCGGTGTCGTACTTCATGTACGATTTTAATAAAAGCTTTAATGAATTTCATAGTAAACCTCTACGAGATAATATCTGCATTCTATTTTGTAGATCTTTATGATCTACAGAATCTTTAAGATAAATATCAATTTCTTTTTGATATGAAGGAGTAAAGGCTTTTTCAACCCATGACCAAAAGTCTTTCATTGCAGGGAAATGAACTCCCTCAAATTCTTTTAGATCATTATTCATTATAGGTTTCTATTTTCTACAGGATCTTCTGTAAGTAATTGAGGTTTAGATTTCTTTGTAGGCTTTGTGCTTACTTCAGAATCTTTAACTTCAATTTTCTTTGGCTTTTTATGTTCTGGAATAATACGCTCTAAGAAAATCTTAAGCATACCATTTAACATAGCAGCATCTTGAACTTCAATATGGTCTTCCAAAGCAAATGTACGAGTGAATGCTCTATTAGCAATACCCTTGAACAAGAAATTATCTTCTTGCTCTGCACCATTTACATTACCTTTAATAATCATTTTGCCATCGGCAAGTTCAATTTCAATATCCTGTCTGGCAAAACCAGCAACTGCAACTTCAATAACATAAGTTGTATCGCCAGTTTTCTTAATATTATAGGGTGGATAATTTGGAATGCTCTTTGTTAGATCATCATGAATCTTAGCCATCTTGCTAAATTGATCGTCAAAGCCCACATATAGTTTATCAAAGTCTTTGAACATATCACGGCCAAATATTTGTGGGACAAATGTCATTTTGATTCTCCCTTTTTACTTGTTTTACCAGTAATCGAATTAGCAAAAGTCTCTGACGCAATATTCATTACATCGTTAGCAGACTTAGCAACTTGTTTTGTAAAGACACGTTGTGCTTCTACAAAATCGACTAGAGGTTTTTGAAGGGAATCTTCCTTGACTGTTTGTTTGAGGAAGTTGATTTTGGCGTCTTGAATTGAATCGATAGCCATGTTTGCGTAAAACATATAGTTCTCCTATTAAGCGAGTTTAAAATTTGCTACCCCGAAGGCATAGCGTTAATCCTGCTTACTGACTACAGGGGTACCATACGTTGTACCAGCTTTAGACGTTCCCAAGGTAGTGGGACTTAAATTAGTTCGGCTTCTGGTTTATACAGCCCACACCGATTGCTGCGTTTCCCATCCCGGGGATATTATTATTTATACAGATTATTCATCTGTAGGTTGTTTTTTCTTACCAATATTATACTTTGTTTGTAAAGACCATTCGCTCTTATCTTTAAAAGCAATTACTTTTATTTGCGACAATGGTGCCAAATCTGTAAATTTATCAGGATCAATAATTTTTACCAAGCCCCAATCTATTAGCAGTTTGGCAATTGTATTACGTCTTTGTAAATCATTCTCTGTTAAATCTGCAGTCTTACCATCAAGAGCAAATAGCTCTTTAAAATGCACAATGAAATATCTACCTTGCTTATGTAAAATATGGCAAGATTGATACAGTACTTTATCTTTGCGTGATGCTACACCGATGCGTGTAAGAGTTTCTCTGACTTTCAAAAAATCGTCAGGTTGTGCCATGGTTACTTCCAGCGGGTTGTATCCAGGATAATCAATGTGAAAAATATCTTCAGCCATTACGACCACCTTTTATTAGTTTTGTTCTTAAATAATCTAATTTTGAGTCGTCGAGAAGCGGGAGTACTTGGCGGGCTTTTTCTGTGCTATATCCATAGTATTCTTTTATTACTTCGATCGATTCAATTTTCTCCGCTTTGATCCATTTGTTGAATCTTTTACGGGGCCTAATAGTATTTATAAGAAACGAAAACTGCATCTTTTTCTCAAGATGTGGTCGAGAATTCATCTCGTTCGCAGGGATTACTGTATCATGTCCGTAAGATAGTCCTTTATTAATGATAAATGCGTTATACTGTTTCTCCGACCAATCGTCTACGATTAAATTATCTTTGCTATAATGAATAGCATTAATAAAGTCAAAGGGGGAAATTGCAGGAGCCTTATATGGAACTTCTGCTGGTTTTTCGACAGGGGTTCCAAACAAACTCATGCTAGCATCCTTACCAATCCGACCGAATCTATTGTTACCAGTAACAGATAGTTAGCCAGCATGCCAAAAGATTTACGAGTCCAAGCAGCCCAAGCATAGAGGCCGCAGCCGATAATCCAAATAGGATACAGAATGAGTAAGGGCGGAGTGGGAACTGTGACAGCCATGGTAATTGAACACCCAATACTAATAGCCCAAGCAAGCAACTCAACGCAAAAACGAAAGCGATTGCTAGTATAGTCATGTCGAATCCAATCAAATGTAGGTTTTAATAAATCATTCATTTAAATTCAACCGAGGCCATGATCTCTGTTAAACACGCAACAAGATTAATTTCTTGGTCTGCACAAAATGCCGCTTTATACTGATAGTCTGCAAGCAACAAAACAAGTTGTGGAACTTGAACAACTGAATCTAATAATGTATCATAGATTTTTCTGAAAAGAGTTTGCGGATCGTTATCTAGATTGTTAACAACCCAGGTACGCATCTTTTTCCAATCTTTGTCTTTGAGAGCAGAGATAAGGTCTTGCATATTAACCTCACCCATATTAACAAGAATGCCCTCATCAATTTTACCCGAAGATGCATAACGCTGTAACTCATTAAGTACACGACGATAATCGGGAAAATGTTTCTCAAGAACTTTTGCTACAACTTTAGGGTCGGCTTCGACCTTTTCGTTTGCCAAGATTTCATTAACGCGCTTGAAGAAACGAGCAGCAATCTTTGGACGTTCTTCTTTACCAATTTTAAATTCGATTACCGCGCATCGAGAATGAAGCGGAGGAATAATACGATTTTTAAAATTACAAGTAAAAATAAATCTGCAATTTGCTGAGAATTCTTCAATGAATGCTCGCAATGCAGGTTGTGTAGAATTAGGGTTTAGATAATCAGCTTCGTCTAGAATAACAACTTTAGTCTTGCCACTAAAGGATACAGTAGAAGCGAACTGTTTGATCTTAGTTCTAAGAACATCAATACCAGATTCTTCTGAACCGTTAATGATAATATAGTCTGTACCTAGTTCTTCACACAATGCTCGGGCAATAGTAGTCTTACCCACACCGGCCGAACCACACAATAGCATGTTTTGTATTTCATCTTTTTCAACCATGTCCTGAAAGACCTTCTTTTGGTCTACAGGTAAAATACATTCATCTAGTTTACGAGGGCGATACTTTTCAACCCACAAAAATTGATCTTCACGAAATTCCATAATAACTCCATAATATTAAAATTGCGCCAATGAATGACGCCTGTCAAAGTATCAAATAACAGAATCAGGTTCCATTGCGATAAAATATTCCAATGGCTTTGTGGCGTTTTTAAAGTGGAACAATTTCTTTTTAGCAACTGTTACTGAATAAGCATCGGGAATGATCTTAAAGTTTTCAACTGCCATATGACATTCAAATGTTGCATCTGATGCTCCGATTGTCTTTTTATAAGTGTTTGCAGTATCATTTTTCTTATCACCAATGGTCAATGTAACTTGTCCATTTTTGCTAATAACAGAAATTGTAGGTGCTGCTGTAATTGCGGCTGCCTTCATAATCATGTTAACATCTTCAGATGATAGATTGAATTTGAAGTGTTCATCAATCTCGATGTTCTTATCAGGTGCTGCTACAATAACGCTTGCGTTAGAATAGAAGTATTCAAATTTACCATTGTCTTTAGAGATAGTCAAAGACTTCTCGCCAAAATCAACTTGCTGGTTCTCCATCAATGTTAACAATGCCAACAACGAATTCAAATCATAAACAGGAACTTCTACGGGGAAGTCTTCGGTAACTGTTACACGCGCAAAGATATTCTTTGCTGTGCTGATTGTAGATAACGTCTGACCTTTACGGATCAAGATGTTACTATTAATTGCGGCGAAGTTCTTTAAGAACTGAATTGTTTCATTACTAAATTGCATAATATCTCCTAAATTGCAATATCATTTACATAAAAATATATTATAACACCTATGTGCGTATAAGTCTATACTATTTCCCATACATAGCCATCATTTTTTTATAGGTCTCTGTTAGACCTTCTTCCAAATTGTATTTCGGTTCCCATTCAATTAATTTCTTAATCAATGTATTGTCCGAAACAAATTGCATATGTCCAGTTGCTGGACCGTCACCTATTTCAATTTTAATTCCAGAAAGTTTTTCTAAAATTTTAACAACGTCACCTACGGAATGCATTTGACCTGTAGCAACATTAACAGGACCTGTATAATCAGTATCCAATAATTTTACAATTGCGTCAGAAGCATCTGCAGTATAAATAAAATCTCGCTGTGGTCTTAAATTTAATACTCGTGCTTTTTTACGAATAACCAAACCTTCAACTAATTGATTAACCAAATCTGGTCTATCTAATGCTGTAGTTGGTCCGTAAATGTTTGTTAATCTCACAATGATGTTAGGTACATCAGAATAAAATTTTGCTACTTCTTCGCCTAAGAACTTACTGAAAATGTATTCATTCTGATAAGTACTTAATGGTTGTGATTCGTCAACCGGCAAAGTCATTTTACTGCGATCATATAAAAGAATAGAACTAAAACTTAATAGCTTTTTAATTGGTCTATTCTTGAAATATGCAAATACCTTTTTTAACGGTATTACGTTCTTTTCAATCGCTAACATATTCTGACAATTTAATTCTGTATGATTAGAACTACCAATCATCATAATCACTTTATCAAAATCTAATTTGTCTAGAACTTCGGGTAGATGCTCTAATGTAGGACAATCCACGTGCTTCATTCCTGTTGCAGGTTTTGTGCGACCAACAGAAACAATATCAGGATATTTTTCTAATATTTGTGGGCCTAGAAACCCGCTTGAACCTAGAAGAATAGTGCTCATTTATTTACCTTACGTATTTCAAAATTATCAGCATTGCCTTCGCCTGTTTCAAGATCATGCACATATAACAACATTAATGCGTAGTGTAAAACCTTTAACAAGTCTTGTCTGTTACGACCAGCTTTTTTGCCATATCTTTGGACGTATTTCATTACATTACCTGCAGTAAATCCTACACCATGTCCATTGTCAATAATAAACTCAGATGCCTGGAATCTATTCATTGAATAATGTTGTCCATATGTTGCATCAATGTATTCTTGAAACTCTTTAATTAACTCACCCTCATTATATTTGTAGTCTATTTCCGCCATGGTAGCTCTCCATTATATTTTTGTTTCATTATTTCATTACCTTGCAGGAAAAATTTAGCTTGAACCGAATCTGCTCTATTTCCTGCTCTGTAGTTTACAGTATACTTTCCCGTCACCTCACATGCTATTTTATTATCTTTTAGCGTGTACGTCAATGCTCGATCTACTTCAGGTTGATCGTCTGGATGTCTTGCACGTCTATACCAAATAGGACTTAATTGAAGCGCAAGAGGTTTGGTGAAAAAGAAACAATTAACATCTACAAAGTAATCTTTAATAACCGATTCCCAATTACACAGACTTTCGCAATCATCATTACAAATGAACTTACCTTCGTTATCTACAATCTTACGCAAGGTTGCTGCCCATTGATTATCTTTTACAGTATCAAGCAATACTTCCACATGTTCTGGCTCTAGCCAGTTATCTTCATCTAGGTAACCAATGTAATCACCTTTTGCAATGTGGGTAAATCCGCCATAGATTCGGTGACCATTATATTGTTCTTTACCTGTAGCATAAGGCAAAACAACCATATCTATATTTGGAAAATCGTGCTCTGCTAATATAGCAGAAACCTTCTCAAAATGTTCCTCACCATCAACAACAATTAGATGCTGAACATCTTTATGTGTTTGCAATTGAACCGATTTAATATTATCGTGAAGATAATCAGAACCAGTTGTTGCTGTTATAATAGTCACTTCACTCATCGTTTTCCCTCAAAATAATTTCTATATGTTCTTGCAAGATATTGCCGGTTTCGTTCGTGTATTTGGCCAAACTTAGAATTAACTTCTGTTTCAGCCTTTTCTCTTGTAGAACCCCAGTCAACATCGCTTCTATATTTTAAAGCATATACGCCATTGCGATATCCATGCATATTCATACGAATACTAAAATCTTGACAGTCGCAACCGCAAGGAGCAAGATCGTCATTGTAGAATCCTAACTCCGTATATCTTTTCCATAACACACAAGTAGGACTTCTGATAACTACTTCAGCTTCAACCAATTCACCGTGTTTAATTTCCCGAAAATGTTTTAGACCCAATTGTTTCCAATGTCCAAACTCAGACTCTACAAAATTATATTCAGAAATACTATCACCTGTTAATTGCATACTAATACCCAATCTAAAAGACATATACCCCAAATCAGTATATTCTTCAAATAAATTAGCAAATAGGGTGTCGATATTTTCTTCTTCAATAATTACATCGTCCTGTACTGTAAAAATTAAATCATCAGGAGCGGGATTACAATTATCTCTAATATATGATAGGCCAATGTTTAGACTTCTAATCTCATGGACATTCGGAGCATGCAATAAAACAACATTTGGATTGTTATAGCTCTTAATAATTTCTTCGCTTTTATCGGTGCATCCATCGATAATAAAAATTGCAGTATATTTTCCTGAAACAGATTGTGCAATTCCTTCAAGTACTTTCCCAATCATATTCTCTTTATTAAATACGGGGGTAATAAAATAGCTTTTCATATTTTTAAAATTCCATCATTAAATTTAAATTCGTTTGATACTTTACTGAGATCAAATCCTACACATTCTGCAAGTGTAGAGGGATATAGTGGCATATCATTTTCATCATAACCATTGCCACAGAAATCGTATGTGTTTACTAATCTTTTTCGTGTCTCTCCAAACCAACCTTCATACATAGAATGAATTAATGTGCTATCTTTAACAAAAGGAAATACAACATCTCGTAAAAAGACCTGATCATTAGTATAATAATTTGTATTAAGCATATACTCATTCATTATACTTAATATCTTATTTGGTAGTTTACCTTTATACCCAAAAGCACACGCAATTACCGGGAATTCGTAGTGGGCCTCATGATCTCTAAATGTGTGGAATTTGAAATCAGATTCAACCCATTCATTCACAGCCATTTGTTCTCGTAAAGTTATCCTACCATCAGAATCTCGTACTATTACTGTATTATTTTCATCTTCAAACATAGGCAAGAATCTCCAGAAAACACCATGGCCTTGTTTAACCTCTATGATATTTGCTCGGTCTGCAATAGATTCAAATTTTGCTTTATCATCTGTATATAATCTATATTCCCAACCTGGATAAAATTGTTGGGTTAGTTCAAACTGACGAATTGCGCCAGTGATATACCTATTATCATTTCCATACGCAGATGTTGATACTATTTTTGCCATAGGAAAACTCCATTATACTTTTGTTTCATAATACATTAACCAAAAAATTTAAATTATACTTTATCAATTGCAACACAATCTAGGGAATAATTACCATATAAAATTATCTTTATAATATTTTACAATCTCAACTAATGAATCTTTAAACTCTGCTTCTGGTTTCCAACCCAATGCTTTTAATTTAGAATCATCTATAGCATATCTAACATCTTGGCCAACACGCTTTTCTGAAAAATCCATAAATTCTGCATGGTGAGTTACATTCCAATTAAAGAATAAATCAATTAAATGTTTAGCAACAATAATATTTTGTTCCTCATAGTTGCCTGATATATTGTAGGTTTCGTTAACCGTTCCCGATTCAATAATTTTTAATACTGCATTTGCTGTGTCAGATACGTGCAACCAAGTTCTTCTAGGAGATCCGTTGTCATGCATAATAATAGGTCTACCTAGCGATAAATTTTTAATTGCCTTTGGGATAAACTTCTCAACATATTGACCTATTCCATAATTATTAGTTGGTCTAATAATTACATAGGGAACATCATATGTTCTGGCCCATGCAGTTACCAACATATCAGCTGCTGCCTTTGTTGCTGAATACGGATTGCTTGGTTTTAATAAATCTGTTTCAGCATGAAACCCATCCACGATATCTCCATACACTTCATCTGTACTAAAATGTAATAAATTTGGTCTACGAGCTTTTGGTATAGCTTTAATTAGTTCTAGTATTTTATGGACACCGTTGATGTTGCTTCTAAGGAAAACATCTGAACTAACAATACTATTGTCGACGTGTGTTTCAGCTGCGGTATTAATAAAATAATCGCAGTCATGAAGTCTGTCTAGATCATTAATATCCAATTCTAAAAATTTGAATTTTGGATATTTTAATAAGTCTGGAAGTAAATTTAGATTGCTCGCATATGTTTTACTATCTATCCCTAAAACATGATACCCCGCATCTAAACATTTTTTGGTTACATGATAACCGATAAACCCAATACACCCAGTAACATAAAGTATTTTCATATATAATCCTCAAATCCTTTTTCTAAACCATCCAGTTCAATTCCCAAAGTTTTTAACCTCAAACTGCTCCCAGTGTAGTTATTAAAACTAGTACTGATAACTTTGAAGGTTGGTTCTAAGTTACGAATTTTGCAAAACAGTTCTAATGCCTCACTAATTTTAATTTTATTTTCATAAACAGCATTAACATCACTGATTGGACATTCTTGCTTTATATAATAATCAACTACTTTACATAAATCATTTATACTAAAATAATCAAAATATCTATCGTTACTAATTTCTATATGTCTTTGTTTTAGAAATCGTGAAAACAATCTTGTTTCCAATTCTCCATATCCAAAACAATTAAAGATACGAATATTATAAAAGTTATCAGTTTTTGCAGACAATCTTGCTTTTACATTTTGTCCCCAGCCGTAACTGTCTGTGGGCATATGATTAAAAATATCCGATTCTATTACACAATCAATATTTGTGGATCTATCAAACTCCGCACCCGACGCAGTATTAATAAATTTACCAAATAATTCTCTATTATTATAGAAGTTCATAAAGATGCCTAGGTTATTTCTAGCATCGTTTAATGACTCGTCATTAGTCATAATTGCCGCGCAATTAATAATTACATCAAAGTTTCCTTTTTTTAAAAACATTGTAACTGCATTAGGATTAAGCATATCCAATATGTCCCTAGTTACAGGAGTCACACGGTGATTGCTTATTAAATGTCTCGCAAGGTTTCGCCCAACAAAACCTTTTGCACCTAACACGGCTATTCTCATATCTTAACAATCATCTCCGCGTCAAGCTCTTCCCGACTTAAGAACGGACTCATTTCATGTAGACCGCCTTGTTTCCCATCTGGTTTCATAGCCTGTGCTGGCTGTACGTCTAGTTCGTGCTGACTCATAAACTCAACAATAACAGGATGATTTCCGCGCATAACGCTAGACATATATGTGTCTAAACCTTGATTATTAGTTATTTTAAAATAAGGAATTTCAAATGCGGCCGCAATCTTAGAAATATCTGCAAAATATACGCCGGTTGAATTACTAACTCCCCATTGACGGCCGCCGAACATTTTATTTTGTGTTTGTTTAATACTCATATAACCATCGTTATTAATAACAAAAATCTTAACAGGAATATTATGTTGTCTGATTACAGCAAGTTCCTGCATATTAGTATAAAAACTACCTTCACCAATTACTAGTACAATGTTTAGACTTGGGTCAGCAAAGTGCACACCCACGCTTGCAGGTAAGGCATATCCCATATCGCCTTGTGCAGACTGTGCCATATATCGACAGTCTTTTTTGTACTTGCCGTTAGTAGAAAGTATATAGCACGGTTGTCCTGCATCTACAACAAAGCAATCTTTTGGCTCCATATTACGATTAATGCTTTCAACAATCTCATATAAGTTGATACCACCGGTATCTGGACGATGTACAGCCGGTTGATATAAAGGCCACTTGGTTTTCCAACCTAGGCATTTATCTGCCCAAGGTCCTGCTTTATAATCAGTAGTGTGTTCTAAGGCGGTATTTAAAAACTCATAGACATCACAGTTGATTGCCTGATCAACTTTAAAAATATCTTTCTTCAATTCGCTAATATCAATATCAACCATGATCTTTTTACTGTGCGGGCTGAATGATTTGGCATCGTAGCCAATGTGTGTTACGTTCATTGAACAACCTAAGATTAACAAACAGTCTGCATTCTGCATGGCAAAGTTTGCGGCACGGGCACCTTTGATACCCATCATTCCTAAGTTTTGTTCGTGTTCGTATTCAACTAGATCTCGTGATAAGAATGTAGTGATAAAAGGAATGTTGTATTGATCCACAAACTTTCTAAACAGTTCTCTAGCATTACCTAAGGCAATACCGTTACCTGCAACAATGACCAGACGTTCTGATTTGAATACGGTTTCTAATGCTTCTAAGATAGGATCTCTATTACCTGTATGATATATTGAATCTGGATAAAACTCTTTGTAGCCTTCCGGGATTTGTGCGGCTTGCACATTACCAGGAACATCGATCCAAACAGGTCCAGGACGGCCTTCTTGAGCAATGTGTATTGCTTTGGCCAATTCATACGGAACATCTTCCGCACGTTCAATTGCTACTGAGTATTTGCAAATGCCTTTAACTGTCTTGATAGCATCGAGGTCTTGAATACCATACTTACGAAGATGTATTCCTTTTTCCTTATTAATGTACTTTGCCTGATTAGACATACCAGTATTTCCACTTAGGAATAATACAGGAGCACTTTCCTCATAAGCATTTAACAAACTAGTCATTGCATTAGTTACGCCGCAGCCTGCAGTAACATTACAAACACTAAGTTTCTTATTAGTTCTCGCAGATCCTACTGCAGCATGCCCTGCGCCTTGTTCGTGATGAAATGCAATATAGTCAATATTTGGATTGCTGATAAACCCATCATTTAGGCCGGCAGTACTTCCACCAACTAACCCATATACTTTAGTTACACCTATATCATTTAACTTTTTAGCAATATAATCACATACTCTCATTTTTAATCCTTTAGCATTTTAAATATATCAATGCATTTCGTTCTAAACTTAAAATCATTTATAAATTGTTGTTTTTCTAAACCAAAATTAGTTGGAGCAATAATACTTAATTTACCACCAACATTCTTTTTGTCTTTATTCATAGCTTCAAATACTTTATCCAATTCTATATTATTTAAAATATCTAAAAATTCTGCATACAGAATGTATAAGATACTATGATATTTATCATACCACTCTTTATTAGTTAACGCATTTGCCAAATCCATTCCCATTGCAACAGCTATGCCGTGTGGTATATTATAGTTACTAGCACTTTCTATTGCATGCCCAAAACAATGTCCGTAATTTAATAAATTACGGATACCTTTATCAAATTCATCTGCCTCAATAAAATATTTTTTGATAAGTAATGCTTTAGCTATATGATCATCTGTAACTGGTCTAGATGATGCTACTTTAAAAATTTCTTTTTTATCGCATTTATTAATTATCATAAGTTTAATTAATTCCGACAATCCGCTTTTTATGTCTCGATTTTCCAATGTATTACGAAACTTATTATCAATGTAAACATTTCTGGGAGGATTAAATGTACCTAATAGATTTTTATATTGATTAAAATTAATTGAACTTTTACTGCCTATACAACTATCTGTTTGCGCAAGTAAAGTAGTTGGGACAAAACTCCAGGGTATTCCTCTCATAAAAGTTGAAGCAATCCAACAAGTTATATCCTGGGTAATGCCCCCACCTATTGCAATCAAATGGCTATCTCTTCGCATATTCATTTTAACCAAAGTATCTATAATACTATCCGCTGCCTGATAGCTTTTTTCCGATTCGTTCGCATTAATAATAATAGCATTATTTAAGTTTATATTATAATAGTCTACTACAGTTTTGTCAATAATAAAGTGAGTCCCAATTTCAGCAATATTAATAGTATCGATACTACAAAATTCTACGTTATAATTACCAAATTTACTTTTTACTTCAAAATTAAGCACAGGTAAATCCCCCGTCAATTACAATATTTTGCCCAGTAATATAATTATTTTGAATACACAACCAATATACATATTCAGAAATATCAGCAGGATTCCCCAATCTATTAATAGGAACTCTCTCTAGTATTTTTTTAATACCTGTCTCTCCCAAATTCTCTCTCGTAAGATCAGTATCTATAAAACCCGGGCTGACGCAGTTAATACGTATGTTATGGCAACCAAATTCTGCAGCTAAGGATTTAGTCATGCCTTCTAACGCAAATTTATTTGCACTATATGCTGCCCTTCCGGATTTACTTATTTTACTCCAGACGCTAGCAATATTTACAATATGTCCCCCATTTTCAATCATATGAGGTAATACTGCCTGGCATAATCTATATGGTGCATATACATTAACCATATGTTGGTCGTTCCAATCGTCGGGTGTAATTTCAAGAAAAGGTTTAATACGATTAATGCCTGCATTATTAACTAACACATCAATTTGCAAATCACTAATTATACTTGCTAACGACTCTACCTGATCTTTTTTAGTAAAATCTGCCTCAAGATAATAATCTAAATAATTTGGTTTAACAGTACCCGGTGTACCTGTACCAATAACTTTATGTCCCCTGAGGTGGAATAAACCGGCAATACTTTTACCTATTCCCCGAGTAGCACCAGTTACAAGAACTTTCATTGCGCAGCTAAAATTTTCCAACGGTCATCCAACATCTTGATACGCTTGTCATCCTCAGTAAAGATTGAACCATAATAATCGCGTTTGTTTTGTAACCACAAAAGTTCAAAGTGAATACCGTTCACTAATCCTTGTGCAAGATCAGTAACTTCAGTAGCAGATCCATCAAACACAATCTTACGGGTCTCAAAGCGTGTTAGATGTATTTGCCGAATTTGTTTCAACACATCAATACTGTCTGAACTTACGCCGCCACCCACAACAATCTCTTGGCCAGCATCCTTAGCAATTTGTGCCACGTCTAAAACACATTCAGTGACCTTAGGTAGGTTTATATCATCACGACCCCATCCTTCTTCGCGGCGACTCATGCTAAAGTCTACACGACCAAACACCACACCATTGACTCCACCTTCAACAGTAGCCTGCTTGCTCATACCCTCGCGATTAATATAACCGGTATGTGTTTCTAAGTTATATAAAAATTCTGTGCTTTCCTGTTCTTCCTTGTTAAAAACTTTATTTTTTGCATCAATAAATTTCCATAAAGCATATGGACTTTCAATCATAGGCCCAATTATATAATCAACACCGATTTGCTTAGCTATCATTAGATCTGTCATAGCCTCACATCCACCAACCTTAAGTGCAATTTTAAGATCTGCCCGACGAGCTAATTCTATTAAACGTAATAGCTCATCTACTCTAGTACCTTCTGCTTCAAATTCGGCTTTAACTGCAACATAACCAAATTCATTTTTACCCTTTTTGAGGATATCTAGCATTTGTCTTTCTTTTAAATTCATTTTATTTCCCTTTAATTAAAAATTAAGCGCCAAAATAGCACACGATTTCATTCCTATATATTTACTAAATAAATAAACTCATAAATCCATCAACCTGCTCACCTATATAAACAATTTGCTCAGGAGTAATGACAGGACTAGTACCATGGAAATAAGTATTAGTCATTGTCATCGTAGCAATTGGAAAATTATCTCTTGCATCTGCAGGATTCATTAAATGTGAATATGCAGGCTGTAACATAATATTACCAGCAAAATATGGTCTTGTCTGAATTAATTTTTCTTCTAAGTAATCTACAATGTCACTACGCTTGAAAGGAGATCCCGCCCGAATTGTCAATGGGAATGCGAACCAACTTGGGTCTGAGTATTCTTGTGCTCTTGGTAGATGGAAATACTCCTCGTACTTGCTGTAGATATCAAAAAGCAAACTATAATTACGACGACGTAGTGCATGTATTGTCTCCAATTTTTCTAATTGAACTAATCCCATTGCGCCTTGTAATTCAATAGGCTTAAGATTATATCCAATCTCGTCATAAACATATTTGTGGTCAAAAATTTCACCTGGCATTTCAGGAATCCATTCTTGAAATCGTTTGCCACAAGAACCACATTTTAATTTATTAGCTTCCGGCCCTACACAGTAACAACCTCGGCCCCATTCTCTAAATGAACGAAGAATAACTTCTGTCTCATAATTCTTACATGCTACAAATCCGCCTTCGCCCATTGTCATATGGTGTGCTGGATAGAATGAGCAAGATGCCATTTCACCAAATGATCCCAATGGTTGTCCGCCATAGGTTGAACCTAAAGCATCGCAACAATCTTCTAATAGAATTAAATCATAACGATTAACAAGTTCCATTACCCAACGCATATTAGGAGGATTGCCCAAGACGTGAGCAAATGTGATTACTCGAATATCATGTTTCTTAATTAGTTCTTCCGCTCTAGTTAAATCTAAATTAAGTGTATCCAATTCAATATCTAAAAACACAGGTTCAAACCCTACTTGTAATGTAGGATTTAATGTTGTAGGAAAACCTGCAATAGGCATCAACACCTTTGTACCTTTAGGTAAGTTGTATCCTCGCTTAGATGTAAGCGTAGACATCATTAGTAAATTAGAACTTGATCCTGAATTAGTAAGTATTCCAAAGTTCTTTTGAAATTGCTTAGGAAATTGTTTCTCAAATTTTATTGATTGATCGCCCATTACAAGCCAGCTATCTAACAATGTAGAAACAGCCGCCATAATTTCATGTTCGTCAAAATATGGACCAGCATAATTTACAAAATCCTTGCCGGCAGTCCATGTCTTATTTGCTGCCTTGTTTTGGAAATATGCAGCTACTCCGTTAATGATGTCTTGTTTATTCATGGTTTCCAATAGGCATAATTGCCTTCCAAATGTCTTACTTGATTTTTATTCCTTGCTTCGTCTTCTTTAAAAGGATATGTCCAATGTTCATTATAATATTCTGCCCATACTCTATATCCGTTGTTTGCCTCAGGTGACCAACGATATCCTAATATGCCGAAGAATAACTGATGCACGCCGCCAGTTTGTATACCTACTTTGCCTCGTTTTTTCGCATGTTCTACATATATAGGAGAAGATGTGGATGCTCCAGAAATTAAAACGTCATATTCATACTTATCAATTTCATTTTTTATGTATTCTACATTTTGTTCCCACGTTTCGCAACCAGGATATTGTCTGTCATCCATTAAAGGATGGTACGGAGTACGAATACATCCTACTAAATCAAACGGTGCAACTAAATCTAAATTGTCTCCCCATATTTTATCAATCTGTTGCCATTGCGATTTAATAGTTTCACAATGCGTAGATATAATTAATACTTTTTTATTTTTTAAATATTTTGTCCAAGGTGTTTCGACCTTAAATGTTCCGCATAGCCCGCCTCTTAGAACACCGATAGGATCCAAAACCATAAGACTATCATGCCCAAAGAACATAGGCTTTTCGCCGAATGTTTTTGTAAAGGTCGTATCATTTTGTATGGCTAATGACATATCAACAAATCCGAGTATATCACATTCTTTCATGGATTGTGTTAACATAGGAACAATGGTATCTATATAATAGTCAGTTGTACCTGGAGTTACCCCACCCTCAAAAGAAATAACAGTATTATTAAAGAATTGTGAGGATATACTAGTATTGTTAAACAGATTTTGTAGAACATACCCCGCACTATTATCTAGACGCAATAATGAAAAAGGTTCATTTGATTGCAATTTTTCTGAAATTAAATCATTAACCTCAAAGAAGTTTTTAAGCATAATATTTTCCTAAATGTTCTTTGTCTTGTTTAATATATTTAAATGCAGTCTGAATATCGGAAGGCAGTTTTGAGTAAAACGTATGCATCTCAGTCTCAGCTTGTTGTTTACTATAGTTTGTTCCTGGCGGATGTGAGATTGTGTAACGATAATCTCTGATAACAGGCCTCTTACTAATA